CTTACAACTTTACGAGTTTCTTCATACAACCCTTTAAACTCACACTCACCATCTTTTACATAGTTCTTTAAAACCATAGATGAAAGAGTACAGATTGCAGTTGTTTTCTCGTCAGTATATTGATAAATCTCATTACAAAGATTTGATTGTTTAATCACACCAATGTTTTGATGATTTGTCTTTTTGTTAGCATTGTCTTTAGAACAAAGATATGGAACGCCAGTTTCAATTTGAGATTCAATAATCTTATTCCAAATTTCTTGAGCCTTAACTTTCTTACCAAGACCTAACTCAACCGCTTTGTTGTAATTAGATTCATACTCATCACCAAAAGACTCTTGTAATGGTTTAATACCTGATTTAACAATATCGTTAGGACAGAACAAATACCAATCGTCGTTGTTCTTAACTGCGTTCATAAAGTTGTCAGGAATCCAAAGTGCCGTGAATAAGTCACGTGCTCTCAATTCTTCAGCTCCTGTATTCTTTTTAATATCCAATAAATCAAAGATATCTTTATGCCAAGGTTCCAAGTAGATTGCCGCAGAACCAGGTCTACGTCCTTGTTGGTTGAAGAAACGAAGTGACTCGTTAACTATCTTCAAATACTTCAATAGTCCACCAGCATATCCACCTGAAGATGTAATACGACTCTCCTTACTACGAATGTTAGACATTGATAGTCCGATACCCGCAGCATCTGATGAATAGGTTGAGATATCTCTCATAGTATTCAACAAACCTTCACGAGAATCTGAATCATTATAATGAAGAACACAAGACGCCAATTGTGGAACCTTTGTACCCGCATTAATCATAATTGGAGTTGCCGGAGAAATTCTTTGAGTTGACAAAGCTTGGTAATATTCCATAGCTTCTTCAAATGTATTGGTCACCCAAAGAGCAACTCTCATATACATATGTTGGGGTCTTTCAACAACCTTACCATCAGGTAATTTCAACAAATACATTTCTGCAAGTGACCTCCAAGCAAAATAGTCAAAGTTATAATCATTATCGTGATTAATAACTTCATCAATCTTGTCAGTACCATAAGATTCAACAATCTTTATTAACTCATTACTTACAACACCTTCAACGTGTAAAGTATGCATAGTATTTGAGAAACTTGGGTCAGTTTCCTTATGGTAAGATGAAATAGCAACTGATGAAGCTAAACGAGAATAGTCGTGATGACTACCTGTAAAAGCTGCCGCAATTTCATAAATTAACTTATCCAAATCTTTAGTATTAATAATCCCTTCAGTTGGGACCGAAGTGATTACTTTAATAAAGATTTCATCTGAATTAACATTCAATCCTTTAGAAGCTCGTTTAATTCTTTGATAAATTTTTTGTGGGTTAAACGACGCATCGTCCCCACTACGTTTTTTAATTCTTAATGACATCATAGTTTATAAAGATAGTAAATTAAAAGTCGTCAGTAAAGGAGAGAGTCTCATTTAACTTTGCTTTTTGATATTCAACTGTACGTGATTCAAAGAAGTTACCCTTTGTTTCAACCGCAATTTGTTCCATAAATTTGAATGGTTGTTCAACATTAAATTGTTTTTTACAACCAAACTTAACTAATAATCCATCAACAACAAACTCAAGGTATTGTTTCATAAGATTTGAATTCATACCAATAAGTGAAACTGGTAATGATTCTGTGATGAATTCTTTTTCAATCTCAAGTGCTGACAATAAAATTTCTTTAATTCTTTTTTCACTTGGTTTTTCTTCTACGTGATTATTCAACAAATGAATTGCGAAATCACAATGTAAGTTTTCATCTTTAAAGATTAAAGAATTAGCATTACACAAACCTTGCATAATACCACGTGACTTTAACCAAAAGATTGAACAGAATGAACCTGAAAAGAAGATACCTTCAACTGCCGCGAACGCCACCAATCTCTCTTGGAAAGATGCGTTTTCAATCCAATCCAAAGCCCATTTTGCTTTCTTTTGAACTGCTGGAAGATTGTCCAATGCTGTGAAACACTTTTGTTTTTCTTCCTCATTTGAAACGTAGGTATCAATAAGAAGAGAATACATTAATGAATGGATGTTCTCCATAGCAAGTTGCATTCCGTAAAAGAATTTTGCTTCAGGATATTGTACTTCACGATAGAAGTTTTCCGCCAAGTTTTCATTTACAATACCGTCCGAAGCTGCAAAAAATGATAGAATATTTTTAACAAAATATTGTTCATTTTCTGATAAATTTTCCCAATCTCTAATGTCACCACTTAAATCAATTTCCTCTGCGGTCCAAAATGCCGCTTGGTGCATTTTGTAATATTCCCATATATCATTATGTTCTATCGGGAATATTACAAATCTATTGGGGTTTTCTACTAATATTTTTTCCATATGTTTTTTAATTAAATCTGTTTTAATAATTATGCTTGTTGTTGTTTTCTTTTCTCCATAATTTCTTTAATTCTGTTTCTATTTTTTTCCTCTTTTTGTTCTTCAAGTCCAAGGAAAGTCATAGAACTTTCTGTATCAATATCTAACATTTCGTTGTTAAATTTACAGTTTTCAAATACAACACCATCTTTACCAATACGAGATTTTGTAATTGCGATTGTCGCAAGATTCAATTCCTTTTGTTGTAATGATTTAGCCACAGTAATAATCACGTGACCTACCTGAGCTTTCTTAATAGAACCACCCATTTGGTCAGTAGTAACTACTTCAGATGAAATAGAACTTCTATTACCTTGAGTTGCGGTCCATCCTGCAATGTCTAACTCGTGACACATTGATTCAAATGCTCTCATTACTGAACCTTCAGATTTCCACTCATCTTCCAACGCCTTTTCAGGTGTAACACAATCAATATAATCCAAAATAACCATATCAATTTGAGTACCGTCAGCAATCATTTTACGAATTTGATTTTTAATCTGATTCATAGTTAACGTGTCAGAAGGTAACTTCTTCATAATTAACTTATTAGTCATTGTCTCTTTAATCTCCGCAACTTTTGCTAATACTTTTTCTTTATGGTTTCCAAGGTCATCAGGAGCAATTCCTGTCCAACAGGTAAAGTGTTTTCTCTGAATAATTTTATAGTTATCCTCAAAAAATATTTGAAGAACATTAAATCCCATATTGAAAGCGTTATTCGCAATTTTGGTTGTCAGTGTTGATTTACCAACACCTGTTGGAGCCAGTATTACCCCAATCTCACCTTTTGCCAACCCACCTTTAAGTAAGTTATCAATACCCGGTATTCCCATAGGAATTGGGTGTCTATAATCGTCAGCAAGAACATCATCTAAATTTTCAAACACATCTCCCGTTCCTCTATCCACATTACCAACTTGTAGGGCTTCTCTAACCATTTCTTCAAGAGTGTCATAACTCTCAAATTCACCATTATCAATGATTTTTTTAGCTTTATCCATTACTTTCTGTAACTCTTGTTGTTTACAGAATTTTAATGCTTTTTCTTGTACGAATTGAACTCCGTCTCCCTCTACATTTTTAACATCTGAAATAGTGTCAAGAGTTATTTTTAACAATAACTCCTGACTAATTTCACTCTTGGCTTTTTGTTGTAACGTCTCAAAACTTGGGCTGTGTTCAAACTTTGCATAATATTCTTTAACCATTTGAACAATCAATTTATAGTACTTATTTTCAAAATAATTTGGTTCAAGTACTTCTACGATTGAGTGTGCAAAATCTTTATCAACCACAATTTGATTTAAAAGTTGTAGTTGAAAAGAGTTACCTAAATAATCAAAATTTTTGTCAGCCATTGTATATTTGTTTTTTGGATAAATATCAACGAACTAACTCGTAACCTAGATATTCGTGTGTTAAATTTTTAGTTGAAAGGACATCTGTAAGATTGTACAAAATTCCTTTAAGGTACGGACGGACATCCACGGTGTACCTAACCTTTGGTGGATAAAGTTTAGCATCAAATGTGTGATGAACCATTACATTGTCTCCATTTTTTAAATAAATGTTGAAGACTTCAGGTCCATCAGTGAATGATGTGTTAAGGATTTCAGGGTCCTCCGTAATCTGATATTGGTTGTCCAACATATAACTGACTGTCTTCATTTTGAAGTCGTACTTCAAATCTTCAACAAATCTGTCAAGTAGGTCAATCATCTCAGCTGAACGATGAGCGTTGTGGTTATACCCTTTAACGTTAAAAAAACGTTGTACGATAAAATTGTTGTTTACCGTCATCAAGAATTCCAATTTGGTAATGTCTTGTTCTTTCATAATTTACTTTTTGTTTTTGTTTGTTTTTTCTTTTCTTGTTAGTTTCATAAATGGTCGGATAAAGTATGTCCAAGCATCATCTCCTTTTGGCAGATACTTAAACAATCCGTCTTCAACCATATACTTAATTAAATTTTTGTAACTTCTACCTTCAATATCTAATGTTTCAGTAACTACTAATCGTATTTCTTCTTTATCCTCATCTCTCAATAACGGATTAGATAAATCAACAATTTGTTCATTTACTTGGAAAAACTCTTGTTCAAAGATACCTGATTTAGTTTTACCAGTTAAAAGATTTTTTAAAGTTTGATTATCTTTTTGTTCCTTTAACAAATCTTCCGCTCTTGTTAAAATATCGTTATAAGAAACTTCTGTTTCAAGTATTTCAGGAAAAAACTTAACTAATGTTTTTTCACCCAAAAGATAGATACCTTCAATATTATCTGATTTATCACCAGTTAATATTTTTAAAGTTTTAACGTTATAGTGAGGAAACTCATAATTGTCAAATTTAATCTTATCCCCGTGTTTAAACGTAGATTTAAGGGATGGTGAATATACAGACACCTTTTCAGAAATAAGTTGAGTTAAATCCCTATCTGACGAGAAAATCAATTTGTTTTCATTTTCAGATACGTGACAATAATAAGCGATTAAATCATCCGCTTCTCTACCACTTATCTCAAGTTGTCTAATATAGACCTCCTCAAGATATTGTTTGATACGATTTTTTTGTTTTAGGTAGGACATAAAGATTGCGTCCTCCATAGTCAATCTACGATTTTGTTTGTACTTGGGGTAAAGAATTCCACGTAAACTCGTGGAATCTTCACCATCCCAAAATACCACAACCTTGTCAAAGTTTTGTTCATCAATGAATTTACGGAGAGTGTTCATAAAATGAAACAATGCTCCAATGTGTTCACCATTATGAAAGTAATCCTTCACACCGTGAAAACCAATCTTCATCAGATTATTTCCGTCAACAAGTAGTGTTTTTTTCACTGAAAACTAATTAGAATTGTTCGTTTTCGTTTTCAAAAGTTTCTTCATTTTCGTCAAGGACTAACTCCCCTGTTCCTGAAAGAATTGCGTTCCAATACTGTGAATACTCTTTTTTGTATTTTTCAAGAGCGTCTTTATCGTCAGCAATATATCCTTGTGGTGTGGCAATAATCTTACCATCTTTATACCCTAATCCATTGATGTGGTTTTTTAGGACAGAGATTTTTGTTCTGATGGCGTAAGATACTGTTCTACCATTTTTAGTTGCCGTAATGTGATTAATACCAGCATTTTTCTGATTACCAAACAAGAATACAAGAGCCGATGCTAACCAAAGAGCCTCACCACCTTTTGCTTTAATTGTTGGTTGTCCGAATGGATTATCAGGTAATTCAACCCAAGGTTGGTTAACTACCACCATTGTGTTTGTATATGGATAATCCTCTTTACGAGATTTGGTAATACGAGCTTGGATACCCATACCAATCTTATCCGCCAAAACAGATGCGTTATGTTGTTTACCACCTTTACCATCAAAGGTCATCTTACAAGGAACTGAACCAACCGAATCCCAAAGGAAACAAAGTGAATAAGGAATGTTACCTTTTTCTTGCTCGTCTAATAACTCGTTGATATAATCTGTAACTTGTTCAATGTAATCAAAATTATCATTAAAAATAAATTGTCCGTCCCATTCACCGTCGTTCATTTCAGCTTTAAGACCAAGTTCTACTGCGTGGTCCCAACTCCATTTTTTCTCGGTGATAATGAAAACAGGCAAATGCCCCTTCTGCTGAGCAGACACAGCGGCTTTGACAAGAGCCGTCGTTTTGGAAGAATTTGAGTGCCCCAAGAACATATTGATGTTACCCAAAGCAGGACCAGGTAAACCGCAACTATTATGGAAAGCTTCACCGACTTCATAAAACTCGGTTTCTTTATATTTTGTTTTTGTAGAGTATTTGTTCTTGATTGCATCAAGTGAGAATTCTTTTTTCTTTATCGCCATAAATGTCTATGCGTTTAAATTGTTTTGTTAAAAATAGTAAAGGATGGACACATTGTCTATGCTTGTGCCCATCCTTTTATAAATTAGAATGGTAAATCACCATCAGGTTCGTCACCAGCTTGTGGGTCAACATAAGACGCTCCACCGATAGTACCTTCTTCAGATGAACTATCACCGTAAACATATTTACCTAATTCAGATGACCATCTTGGAGTCTCTCCACGAGCGATTGCTTCCAAATACTCAACAGGTTTTTTAGAGTAAACGTCAGCCCAAGTAAGTGGGTCTTCAGTCCAAGCTTTAGCCGTTTCAGCATCTGTGTGAACAGGTGATGGGTCGTCGTGCATTACAGTCTGAATAACTGTGTAAGTAGCACCTTTAGGAGTTTTTGCTTTAGCTAACTCAATAATTAAATCACGTCCATTAACAGGGTCAGTGATATCACCTTTAGCTTTCCAAATCGGAATGATTTTGTCAAGAATACCTTCGTTCTTGTAGTTGTGTTTGAAACGCCAGAATTTTGGTCCGTCAGCTTCGTTGTCACGGTCAACTACTTTAACGATATAGAATTTACGTGGCTTGTACGCCTTTGCAAGTTCTTTATCAGATTCTTTACCTGTTGACATCAATTCATCGTGAATTTCGGTCAAAGGTGAACGCTCGTTGTCGTTCTTTCCTGGGTCATAGATTTTATTCCATTTACCCTCAACTTGTAC